ATGGGACGAAGGTCCAAGTTTGCCATAATTTCAAGACGCGGGCCGCACAGGGCGCGCTGGAGCGGGTGAAGGGAATCGAACCCTCGTCGTAAGCTTGGGAAGCCGTTTGGAGAATGGCTTAACCATGCGGGTTTATCGATGATTCTCGCTCCACAAAAGTTACTTTTAGGGCATCTTAAAACCCACTATCCATGCGGGTCGAAAAAGCTTTGTGGAGCGCGTTTATGTGATAATTTACGCAATTTTATAGAGGAGGTTTCATGCAGCTGGACAGCCCAGTTTTTAAAGCGATGAGGAACACCGGTTGGGTAACGGTGCTGATGGTAGTAATCACGCTTGCAAGCGCGGCTGTGCATTTCTTTGCAGGCCACAATCCAGGCTGGGTGGACTTCTTTTTGAAGAAAGTGATCGCGACCGTTGGCTATGCTTGGGTCGTCTTTCTCTTCAGTTGGGTATTTTTCACGCTTCGAAAAAAACGCTAATTTCCTCTAGAAGCATCAACAGAACTATGTGCCATTTAGGTACCGATGATGCATCAGCGTTTTCCCCTATAAGAAAACATTGGTTTTCTTCAAACCTACGCCAAAAGCTACGCCTTAATTAAGGCCTTTTGGGCATCACTTGCGATAGCCGGGACAGGCATTTGCTCCTCGGGCAGTGGTTGACGCTGCGGACGTGCTCGGGTCGTACTAATCGACATTGGCAGAAAGAGCGGCTCCTCACGTTGCGGTCCCTGACGCTTCACAAACCCGATGTCAATCCCGCCAGGTGCTGGGCGCACACTCAGGCGCAGCGGTGCCGGCGACGCGTCGATTTCGGTGGCCAGCGGCCGGAAGAGGAAAAACAGCGTCTCTCCCTGCTGCGCGGCCAGGTGCAGACGACGCAGGCTGTCGGCGCGGACCGGCTGCTGGCGTGCGCTGCTCTTCGACGTTTGCCCCGGCCAGAACAGCAAAGCACCGCAGCTGCCGCTGCGGAGCACCTGCTCGGCGGCCCACAGCGCGTCGGCCGTGCGATCGGCGCGCAGCCAGACAGCTGCGGCGGGAGGGATGCCCAGCGCCGTGAGCGCCAGGATTTGGGGCGCGTGCGGCGGCGTCAGCAACACAACGCGGCGGTCGGCCACAGCTTTCAACGCCGGCGCAAGAAGACGCATCTCCCCAACACCCGGCTGCTGCACCAACAGGTCAATCAGCGTGCCTACCGGCCAGCCACCACCAGGAAGCTGGTTTGAGAGGGTTGGGTGCCCGGTGTCGATGCAACGCGTGCGACTGCGTGCCAGCTGGGATGCTCGCCAAAGTGAAGGGTGAAGGGATTCAAGCGGGGGTTCTGTGGTCATGTTGAGCCCTCAAAGTACTGTATGCATGTACAGTATATCAAGAATCAAACTGACAACTGATAATCGTCAGGCGACTACCGAAACGGTGCGCCACCATACGTCATGGACCCTCGCACAGACTTCGCCACCGCCAGCCGGGTTGACCTGACCCTGATCCTTCTACCGCTGATCACCTGGCAGGAGGCATCCGAGATGCTGGCCGTCAGCGGAGTCCCGGCGGAGGTAGCGGCGCGGGTACTGTCCCTGCCAGGGGCACGGCGGGAGCTGGCGGTATGATCAGCCGGCCGTCGACCACTTGGGCCACCAGTTCCGCCGTGCGGCCGGGAATGATGACGTGCAGATCCATCAAGCGCCGGACAAGCGGGTAATTGTTTCGTCCTTCTCGCGGGAGCTGCGCGAGCTACCGAATTCGAAGGCGAAATAGTCCTTCAGGCAGGAGCCGAGGATGCCGGCAATCGTCGACAGGATGCCGACCGCTTCGCCAGGCATCTGGCCTTTGAACTGCACAAGCACATACAGGCACGCGATCAGACCGACTACCACGGCCATGACCGCCATATCCGCCCGGTAGTTGTGGCCGCTGTTCATCTTGCGCACTTCGCTGTCGTGCGCGCGCGCATCCCCGCGGTCGGCCAGGTAGGCCTTCTCGAGATCAACCTGTTGCGCGCTCACGGCTTGGCGAAATTCGAGCACCTTGTTCGGATCCGCCTGGATAGCTGCCAGCGCCGCTTCTCCGCTCTCGGTGCCGGTGACGGATTTTGCGATGTCGACCACCTTGCCTGCGACGTCGGCGGCCTGGTCGCTGCCGGTGATCAGTTTAACGAGCGACGGCGCGAACTGCGCGAGCGCCATAGCGATAGTAATAGGGTCCATTATGCGATCTCCACACGGTTGAGCAGCCAGCCAAAGTAGAAGTCTTCGTTCTGCGGCCTGGCTTCGGCGATGTCCAGGTAACGCACGCCCTGCTGGCAGTTGAGAGCGCGAAGGATCGCGGTTTCGCCATCGGCGCCGCGGCGATTCAGGCAGGCGCGCAGGGCGCCGATGGTAGATGGGCCGATGCGGCCGTCCACGCCAATGTCGGGATAGTCCTTCCCCTGACGGTTCAGCGCGTTGAGAATTCGTTGCAACCAGGCCCCTGGCAGACTGACGCCCTGATTTACGCCGGTGTCGAACATCTCTTCCGCGATGGGCGCGGACACGGCATGCACCTGGTCGAACCCGGGCTTGACCAGGTATTCGTTGCGGTAGATGGTTGCCGCGGTAGTACGTGGCATCATCGACATTGCCCCCATGTAGCCATTCCGCCGTGCCGTAGCGGCCGTGATCCCCCACATGGTCTCGCCGCCTGCGTCGTTGATGTTGAAGCTGTAGCGGCCTTCCCTGCCGATCAGGTCGTCAATCATTTGATCGACTGTTTTACGTGCGCTGGTCATTTCGTCACCGAAATCTGGAATGCCTTCCAAGCCGCCAGTGCCAGGAATCCAAGGGCGCCCATGAAAGTCGCTTGTGCCGCTTTCATCAAAAGATCGCGCACCAGCTTGTTGCGCAGCTCACGCCACTCGATTACGGACTCGTGATAGCGCCGATGCCCGTCGACGTCATCGGCCGGGAAACCGGACAACAAGCGCTCATTCGCGGCTTGCAGCTGGCTTACCTTCTGCGAGAGCTGTTCGACATCGGTGCGCATGTCCAACTGGTTGTCTCGCATCTCGGTCAGCAACGCCACCAAAGGCTGGCCGCCCATCCGCTCGGCCTCCTGTTGCCAAAGTTGGTTCATATATCCCAATTTTCGTTATTGAAAGGTATGCCCATGGTGCGCATTTCCTTGTCTCAATTCCAGAAAAAATGGGACGATTTTTTGAACACTAAGCGGCGCTAATCCGAAAGACTGGCGACTTTGGCTGGTCGAACATATGAAGATGGATCGGGCAGACTCGCTTCATCACATCTGGGTCGAACAGGCGGGTACCGCCAGCCAGGATGATTGCGAAAACGAGTTCGGAGCACCACCAGCGGCTGGCGTCCGCCCAATCCTCCGAGTAGGTCAGCGGGATGCCGACTGCGCCTGCCCAGTCATACTTCGCGGGTGCCGCTGGAGGGTCAGGATCGCACTGGGCCTCGGCGAATTCGATGGCTGCGTCCAGGTCCTGCACCCAGACACGCATGTCGCGATAAACGACGATCCCCTCCATCAGCTCGTCGACGGTCCCGGCGCGGCAACCATGCGTCATCGACGCCTCGTAGGCGCGACGTTCAATGATTGCGAACGCATGGGAGAACTGGCGGGAGCCGGCGGCAAGGCCCACCGCCAGACTGAGTGGGTTACATGGCCAGCGGCTGGTAAGCCTGACGGTGACGTAGCCTCCTCGCATTACAGCCCCGCTGCTGTGATGAACAGCTTATCTAGCGCTGGAGCATCCAGGCCAATGGCAGTGGCGATCTCGATCACCAGAGGGCGTGCGCGCTCGAACTCGAGCGAGTCTTCCCACTCGATCTGCGCCATGCGCATCGTCTGGTTGCCCTCAGGAGTGCCATCATCCAGCGCTTCGATCGCCACGGGGACATCATCCAGCAGCCCTACCAGCAGGAGGGCTTGACGGGCCTGACGGCGAGTGACCTTCGCAGGAACTGCTGCAGTTGACGCCTCGGCAGCGCGCGCTTCAATCTCCGCGATTTCCTCGGCGGTCGCATCGCGTACGACCAGCTCGGCGAGGTTCGAGTCCCATGTTGCGATTTGTGGAACAATCATGACTCACCCTCCTTACGTATTTTTGACGCCATAGACCCGAACGGTCGCCTTGGCGAAGTTACTACTAGCCCAGAACAGACTAAAGCCCGTGACGGGATTGGTCTGGTTGAATTGTGCAGTGCCCATAACGCCCTCGATATTTCCACTCGCATTGGTGAAAGCGCCGCGCACAATAATGTTCTTATTCATTGTGTTTGAATTCACGTTAAGGACTTCTAAAGTAAGGCCCGCCTGAATGCCGCCGGCGTTGTGAGAACCGCCGATAGGGAGCAGTGAATACAAATTTACTGAGCCGGTACCGCCGTGGCCCGCGAGGACGGAATAGACCTGCAAGGTCGATAGCACGCCTCCCGTTGCCAGGCGCATCTGTAGCGCGCCGCCGGAGGAGGCGCTGTAGTTACTCAACTCAATAACATACTTGTCGTAAGCCGAGGTGAAGACGTTTAGGAAATCGATGCTTGCGACAGCTGTGCTCACAGTTGACTGCGCGAGAAGTTGGTAGTGCCCGCTCCCTAAGTCGCCCTTGTCGCCGGTGCGCTGGAAGAACAGCAGCACACCGTCGCCTGCCGCAAACGGGCTGGCCGAACTACCGCCGGTGTTTGCCACGGTCAGGTTCCGGTAGCCGCTGGGAGCCGCGCGCGCCGTCACGTCGAACGTTAGCCACTTGGTCAGATCTCCCATCTTGACCAGGCGGATCGAGCCTTTTACCGTGCTGGTCGACGCATCGAACGTATCGAGGATGCTGGTTACGTCCATCGCGCCGGCAATCACATCGAGGCGCAGAACTGTCGATGCATTCTGCGTTGTGCTCGACAAGCGCAGCTTGCCTGGCCCGGGATCCGCATCAACTGTAGCGCTGTCGAACACATACGACAGGGCGTACGCTCCGCCAGCCAATCCGGCATTGAACTGTCCCAGCGCAGAATTAATCTCGCCGCCGAAGGTGGGCAACAGCTGCATGAACTGTCCCATGAAGATATCGAATATCTTCTGCTCCTGAAGGCGCGACGGCAGCTGCGCCGGGTCCAGGAAGGTGGTAATCATTAAACGGCTCCTTCGATAGTGAGGTTCATCTTGGATTGGGTCGGATACTCAATTACGTTTTTAAAACTGCCATATCGACCGAAAGCGGCCGTGCTCCCATACGGCCCACCGATCCATACCAGTGCGCGCTGCCGCAGCTCGAACAGCCGGTCCTGCACGTAGTCGATTTGGTCGTTGTCGATCTTGACGTCGCACGACAGCCGCTTTGCGTAGGGGCGGATAACAGTCTTGCTGGTCCCGTCAAAATTAAAGGTGGTGCTCGAGTAGTCCTTGCCCTCGGTCGACAGGCCCAGCAGAGTCGGCCCGAAGTCATCTACCGGCCCGAGGGCGCACATACCGCACTTGGCGGCCCCGCCAATCTTCCTGATGCAGATCGTGACCAGGGCATTGGCATATACCGGCAGCTGCAGCGTGAAAAAGTAGGTCTTGCGCTTGATGCGCTTGAACGCCCAGTTGAAAAAACTGGATCCGGAATTCGAATCGACGAGCGACGCGACCGCGCTGAACACCACACCATCCACAGCGTCGGTCACGCTTACCCGAATCTCGTCAGCATCGAGGTTGCCCAGATAGAGCCCTTGCGCAATGACCTGAGGCGCAAGGACCAGCAGGATCTCGTCCGGGTTTGACGTTTGGGTGTTGTTGTACTCGTCCAGCATGGCCCAGCGGTTGATGGCCCCTCGCGGCGTCCAGGCCGTGGTATCGGTCAGCGCCTTGCCCAGGTTGCTGGTGATCAGCGACTGGTAGACATTGTGCATGACGGGGTCATAGACCAATGTGTCCTTCGGGTACGTCGTGGTCGCGCTATACCCCTGGACGTCGATGGCGGCATTCGAATACACGACGCCGGCGCCTTGGCCGATCACCTCCCCTGCATCAAGCAGTACGTACGGCGCCTTGGCAAGGTCGTTTGGATCGTAAGTCACCCGCAGGGTGTTCGCCGGTGCCATCTGCTGCACGCCGTTTCGGTCGTAGTACGGTGCCGCGCCGGCACGGAAGCAAGCGACATCTGCCAGGGTTACAGGTTCAATGAGGATCATGCTGGCACGGCTTTCGTAGCTAATGGGACATCACCGTTGACGGCAGCATCCAGATGGTCGGCCGTCGCCTGGGTGCCCTTGGCGATTGCGAAGTTCTCTGCGCTATTGGCTTCACGCAGCGCCTGCACCTCAGCGCGCAGAGCCTTGATTTCGGCGACCATGGCTGCGTTATCGCCCTGCGGGTTCGACAGGCGCGCCATCAGTGCCCGGTTGTCCGCGGCCGGGATGATCCGCTCCCCCTTGTGCACGAGCGCCGGCATGTCCTCCGGAATGAAGTTCGTGCCAATGGCGAACGGGTGCAGCTTCTTGTACTCATCGCTACCCAGCATGGCGGAACGGACGGCATCGAGCGAAGTGCCGCGAGCGAGCGCGTCCTGCCAGAACTGCAGCCCGGCCTGATCAGGGGCACGTCCCAGCAACGACTGGTAAAGGTCTACGATTCCGGAAGTTCCACCAACAACCGGATTGGCCTGAGCGGTACCAACGGTCGACTTAAAGCCAGCGAGTGCCTGGGCGATCGTCAAGCCTGAAATGTCGATGCCCTTCAGGATGTCGATCTGCTGCTGAGCAGCCGTCAGCATGTTGTTGAGCGAATCGAGCTGCAGCTGGTCGACCGACAGCGAACTGTCGGCCAGGTCACCCAGCGCCGCGATGTCGTTCTGCGTCGAGTAGAAGTCCTTCAGGTAGTCAAGCTGACTCGAGAACATGCTCGATGCGTCTTGCGACAACACTCCGAGCGCCTTCTGGAGCGACGTTGCATCCGGCAGCGGCCCACCAGCTTTGGCGATCGCCAGCGCCGCACGGACCTGCGCCTGCGCTGCCGCGCGGTCATCTAGTTCCGTACCTTGGGCCTTCATGTTGGACAACGTCGACTTGATCGCGTCTGACAGAGCCTTTTCGGCGGAAATACGTGCGGTTAAAGCATCGGTCGTGGTTTTGGTCACGCGCTGCAGTACCGAGAAGGAGTTGTCCACTTCCCCCAGCGCATTGCTGGCTGCATCCTTGACGGCGGTAGCCGCATCCTTCAGGGACTTGATGACCTGTACCTGGTCGAACAGCGCGCGGTTGCTCTCGTCGAGCGCATCACGCTGCTTGGACAGCAACTGGGCCGAGGACATCGTCAACTCGTCCAACTGGTCCTGCAGGTCCTTCCGCTCGTCCAGCGTAGCCTTTTCGGAGTCGGCCACCTGCTTGAGCGCCGGCGCAATGCCCATCAAGGTTGTGTAGGTCTTCGCGCCCTCCTCGGTCGTCGTATCCAGGCAGACGATGAAATCGCGGAACATCTTCATCGCGTCGTCGCCCGACGACGTCAGTCCGTACTGCGCCAGTGTCGGGTCAATTCGCGCCCTCAGCGCGTTGGCCTGCTCCTGATCACTGAAGAAGTTGGTCAGGAAATACTCGCCCTGGCTGGTGAAGTTATCCAGACCGCCAGCCAGCTGCACCAGGCGATCGCGCGCAGCGACCGATTCCAGTCCCACTTCGCCGAATGTCTTCCCGAACGACTGGAAGACGACGTCAATGGTCTTGTACTCCGTCGCGACCCGTACCAGGGTCTCGAGGTAGCCTTCGCCGACCTGCTGCAGATTCTCCAGGCCGCCGACGGCGTACTGTGCCATGTCATCGCCGAGCTTCGAGAAGATCGACTCGATTTCCTTCTGCAGCTCGTCGCCCTTCAGGTCCTTCAGGCTGACTTTGCCGATATCCACCACGAAGCTGTCCAGCTTGTCGGTGAAGTCGGTGCACGAGAGGCCAAGAAGGTCACCAGCAGCCGTAACGCTGCCCGCAATCGAGCCGATGATCGCAGTGAACTGCTGGTTGGCAGCAGCGTCTAACTCGGTGGTCTTCGTGTCGTGCTTGTCGCTACTGAACCAACCGCCCGAGGTCTTGATGTCCGCGTACTGGTAGGCATGCGCGCCCCCGCTCAGGACGCTCGCCAGGCTGGCCGGATCCATGCCGAAGCCGGAATCTTCGACACTCTGCTTGCCGCCAAAGATCGACGTCGCAATCTTCCCGATGACAGGAATTTTGCTTGCGAGAGCGCCGATGGCCGCGCCGACAGCCATCCCGATGGGGCCGAAGTAGGCGCCGGCGGCCGCGCCGGCTCCAACCCCAAACCCGGTGCTGGCGCCGCCGTTGTTCGTGTTCAGTGAGCCAACGTCCGGATTCGTGATGTCTGTGCTGCGCACCAGCTGGCTAGCGAAGCTGCTGATATTGCTGTCGATGCTACGCAGAGTGCCGAGCATGCTGCTGTTGATCGCCAGGTCCTGGTAGGTGTTGTGCTCGATCGCGTCGAGCGACTTCTTGATCGATTCCGATTTCGCGTCGCTGTCGCCCAGCACGGAGCCGGTACCCTGCGACTGTTGCCGCTGTTGAGAAAGGCTGACGCTTCCGCCACCGAGGCCACCGACAATCTTCGCTCCAATGCCGATGACGGCGGCCAACGTTGCGGCACCGGCCGCCAGGTTCAGCGGGAACGGCAGGGATGCAATGGCTTTCACCACAGCCGTTACGCCCCAGGCACTTGCCTCAGTCGCTGCAAGACCGGTGGACGCCACCGAAGCTGTTGCTTCGCCGGCCAGTTTGGTCGCGTTCAGCGACGTGTTGGCGGCGACCTCGGTTTCCTTGAAGAAGATTTTCTTCGCCGTCGACTCGAGCGCCATCGCCATCTCGGTGGCACGATAGGCCTTCTCAATTCCGTTCAGCACCTTGTAACCGGCTGAATTTTCGTTGAAAAAGCCTTTCGCCGCACTGGCCATGTCGCCGTAGCTCTTGACTTGGGCTTGTGCCGACGCTTCTGCAGCGGTCTGGTTCGCACGTTCGATCTTCGCTTGGTCCCCGCCAGCATCCTTGATGGACGCGGCGCGCTGCGCGGCGATCGCGGCCTCGGTGCGCTGGAAGCCGGTAAGCGTGGTCGTCATCTTGCCGACGGCTGCCCCGGCGCGGCCGAAGGACTCCTCCATGCCCCGCGCGGCCGACTTCGCGGCATCGTCGATGGCTGCCATGATGTCCAGCAGCGCCGACGCCTGTGTAAGGTCGATGTTCGAACCAGAGATCTTTTTACGGTTGGCATACCAGGTATCGAACTCCTGCTGCAAGTTCTTTTGCGCCTCGGTACCCTCACCGGCAAGACGGATGCGCTCCCGCCAGACATCGGCATCGATCTCCACGAGCACTTGCTCGCGCTGGCGCGGATCCGAGATGGCTTCGGCCGCGGTACGCTTGTTCTCCTGGGCGAGCTGGGAGGCATAGCCGAGCGCCTTGCTCTGTGCGAGGGTGGCCTGCTCGACCTTGACGCGCTCAGCCGTCTCTGCCTGCAGCTGCGCGATCATCTCATCCGTAACCGGCTTCTTTGCCTCGCGCAGCTCAGCAAGCTTGCGCTCCATATCAGCTTCGGCGCGCACCTTCACCAGGGCCAGCTCGCGCGCATCCGCACTCTTGCCGTAAGTGGCGTACTCCACTTGGAGCGACGCCAGCGAGGCATTGCGGGCCTGAGTGCTGGACGTGATGTACTTGGCAACATCGCGCTCGGCGTCATTCTTTTTGAGTACCTGCTCCGACACGCCCAGTTCAGCGATTTTCGCCCGTACACTCGCCTGCTGAGCGGCAGACAATTTCAACTTGCCCGCTGCGGTCTCCTGATCGAGCTTGATGAGCGCCTTCTGGCTCTCGGTTGCGTTCTGACCGACTGCCGCCTCTAGGCGGTTGCTGTCAATCTTCTCGCGAATCGAACTGATCAGGCTGGCATAGGCTTCTTTCGACTTGTTGGCGGCCGCAGTCGCCTCCTTGCCGGCGTCCGAGCTCTTGTAGGTCTCGGTTGCCAGCTTGGTGACCAGCTCGATATATTCCTTTTCGGTGACGGCGCCCTTCTCGCGCGCCGTCTGCAGCTTGCCCAGGTCTTCAAGATACTGCTTGTTGACCCCTGCCAGGCGCTCACGGATCTCGACCACGTCCTTGGCGGCGCTGCCGGTCGCATCGAGCTCGGCTTTGGCAGCCTTATACCCGGCAACGGAGCGAAGCAGCTCGTCGTACAGGCCCTGCAGGTTGATCAACTGGACCTGGTCTACGGCGGTGAGCTGGTTACCCTGCGCCTTCAGGTCGTTGATCTGCTTGAGATAGTTGGCCAGTCGCTCGGCGCCCGGGCCGCCGTCCTTGGCGACCTCCAGCTGGAATCCGCCCTGCTTGGCCATGGCCGCGCGCTCGCGTAGCTTCTGGGTTTGTTTCTCCAGGTTGTCGATGACCTGGCCGTCGGTTTCCTCGGTGCTTTCAGCGACCCGCCGGTTTGCATCTTCACTCGAGCTGGCGTACCACGACCAGGCGGTGGCAGCGACGCCGAGTACCGTGACAATGGCGCCGATTGGGCCACCGAGCACAGCGAGCGCACGTGAGGCGAGGCCGGCGCCGACACCGGCGGCGGTCTGGGCGGCGGCAACACTGCGCGCCGCGGCGGCCTCGGCCGTCTGGGCGGCAGCGATCTCTACGCTCACTCGCACTGCCTGCTGCCCAAGGATGGCAAGCTCGGCGAGAGCCACGCTACGCGCCTCCTCGGCAGCAGCCAGCTCCGCTGTCGCGCCGCGAAGAGCGCGCAGCGCAAAGCTCTGCGCACCCGCAGCAGTGGCCGCCTGAATGGCGGCTTTTGCCGACAGGATGTTGGAGTTCGCCTGCGACAGCCGGGCGACCATTTCCTCCCGCGCCACGACCACTGCGGCCTGCGTTGCCGCAGCCTGGACGCCAGTCGCTTCTACGCGCGCTAGGTCAGCTTGCGCGGCAGCAACAGTTGCCGTCCGGCTGGCCTGATCAGCTGCGATTTTCTTGTAGGTTTCGGTCGTCCAGGCGGCAAGCCAGTTGACCGTCTTGACCGCTGTGACAGTCGACAGCGTACCGACCAGCAGCGTCAGATTGTTCGACAGCAGGTTAATGGTGCCGGTGATGGCAGCCACCGAGCCGTTTGCTTGGGCGTTTGTCGCCGTGAATTCCAGAACGTTGTTCTTCAGCACCTGGAAGGCACCGCTGATGGTCTGGACCTGCGTCGCCTCCTGGCGCAGCTGTTCAAGCGACTTTGGCAGAACCTGCGCCATCACTTCCGACGTGATGAGACCATCCGAGGCCATCTGCTTGAGTGCGCCGATCGGTACGCCCATGCCATCCGCCAGTGCCTGCATCAGCCGCGGCGCTGCCTCGTTGACAGCATTGAATTCCTCGCCGCGCAGGGTGCCGCTGGCAAAGGCCTGGGACAGCTGTAGCTGGGCAGAGGCGGATTCCTCTGCGGACGCAGCGCTGACCTTCAGGGAGAGGTTGACCACCTCGGTAATGTCGGCCACGCTCTTCTGGCTGACACCCAGTTCACGCGTACCCTTGGCGATACGGGCGTACAGCACGCCGGTACCTGCCAGCTCCGATTGGGCCGCTGCCGAGATCCGCTTCACGTCCGCGTAGGCCGTAGCATAGGCGGCGGTGGAATCGGTGGCCAAGCGCAACTGGGAAGTGAGCTTGGTGTATTCGTCCGACAGCTGGACGACCTGCACGAGACCACCGCCGATGCCTGCGGTCGCGGCGACGTTGCGCATTGCGTTCTGCACCGTCGCCGACAGGTTGGTCATCGACTGCGCGATGCCTTCGATCTGCCGCTGCGACGCTGCCGCGCCGTCCACGCTCACGCTGATTACTGCACCGGGACTCGCCGTGTACGCCATGCTCTATCGATCCTTGTTCCACTCGCCCAAAGCGGCGCGCTCCATCTCCTGGATGACCGCAAAGTGCCACGGCCGGTGCTTCTTCTTGATTTCTGCGTACTTGATGCAGACTTCCACGTCCCGGTATCGAAGGCCAGTCCGGACCCCGTTGTCCGTTTCCCACGACGTCTGCACCGACATCCAGAGATTGAACGCCCGGGCATTCTCCGGCCAGAGGAAGTAGTCCTCCTCGACTTCAAGCTCCGCTTCTGGAACCAGGCCAAAGGCCTTGAAGGCATCGGCCAAGTGGTCTTTCGGGTCGCGTTGCTCGGGGCCAGGAATGCGAAGGTCACCGCGCGCCCACAGACGCGCGGCTTCCCTTAGTTTTTTGCCCTTGCCGCCACTTCCTTGAGGTAGCTGCGGGTGGCGATATCGAGGACGCCCGGCGTCTGAAACATCACCTCCAGCGCCTCTTTGCAGAAGCCGGCAGGCTGCTCCTGGTCGTCCAGCACCAGGGTCTGGTCCTTCCAGCCGCTGATGATGTCCACCAGCAGCGCCTTGATCTTCTCGTTGGTCGGGAGGCCGTTTTCACCCTTGATGCGTCCCTGGAATTCGTCCTCGCCAAGACGCTTGGCCTGCAGCGTGAAGTCGAAGGACTTCGTCTTGTCGCCATCCGCGAGGTCGAAGATCATCGGAATGGCCAGGAAGGCGGCGACGGAAAGTTTGTATTGCGACATTCAGTTCTCTCAGGTTGGGGTTATCGGAGGCGCGGTTACAGGACCACGATGCGCCATTCGTCGTTGCCATTGACCGGAACGTAGCGCACGTCGTAACCGATCATGCGCTTGCCGTTCTTGTCGACCTTTTTCGGATTGAGCAGCTGAACGGCGGGCGCGAAGAAGATGATCTTGTTGCCTGCGGTCGTGCCGATCGTGATGGCCAGGCTTTGGGTAGTGTTGTTCTTCACGCTGGCCATCAGTGCGACTTCCTGCGTGGCCGTGAGATCCAGCTCGATCGAGCCGGTGGATTCGCGGTCCGTGATGTCAACCGTCTCGCTGCTCAGCAGTGCCGTGTAGTTGACCTGGTTGCCAGCCTTCATGTCGAGCCCGGTGCTCGAATAGACGGTACCACCGGTCAGCGCACCGGCGCCATAGGTGGCACCCAGCGTGATGTCGATCACGTTCGCCTTGGTCATCGCCACCGGCTTTTTCCAGGCAGTGAAGGTACCGGTATCGCTTGCCACGCTGATGCCGCCGTCCAGGCCGACCCAGTCGAATTTCAGCATCGGGCGTTCGCCGATCTTAGCGGTCAGGTTGAAGTCGCCCATGGCCGAGAGCAGCTTGTGCAGCACGCCGTCGTCGTAGTAATACTGGGTGAGGCCCTTGAGGCCCGTCGAAACAGGCGTGTACTCGACCCGGGCCGGGGTGGTGAGGGAGCCTTCGCCGGCGGCGCAACCCTGCAACAGCTTGCCCCAGGCCGGCGCGGTGCCGGCGGTGCCGGAACCGGCCAGCTCGACGCTGTAGCTCAGCTTGACGCTGCCTGGGCCCACGAGCTGCTCGCTGCCGCCGAAGAAGCCACGCACCAGGTCACGGTTGATGTTCTGGGCGTCCAGCGGGGTGATACTCATGTCCGTGACCAGGATCGCGTTAGCCGCACCAGTCGGAGCGGCATCCTGGCCAAGAGTGGCTTCGATCGCCGCGGCGATCAGGGTGTTTTTGATATAGCGGCTCACGGCAGTTGCTCCTGTTCGGTTTTGGTGGTCATGGTGTCAGCGGCGGGCGCCGGCGACTCTTCTTCGGGTGGGACTGGATCGTTGGACACCCAGGTCCATTTGGCCTTATCGAAGGTCCAAGAGCCGCCGCCAGGCAGCGGCGGGATCGCACGTTCGGTGGTGATGGTCGTCATGTTCAATTGAGGATTCCGTTTTCGGTACGGTGCTGCGCGATGTAGGTGAGCCGAACCCACCCTGTTTTCTTGCCTTCGGACGTGTTTTCAGCTTCGATGCCGGCAACGACCAAGTCCGCGACCAGGCCGCCCAGCGTCGGGTCCAGTGCCAGGCGCTCGAACACCGCCGCCAGCAACGGGTCCACGGCGACGTCGCCGGAATCCTGCACGCTGCGTGCAAAGCACTCGACGGACAGCTTCGTCGTCCAGTCGATCGGTGCGCCGCGGATCGAAGCCATGCCCGCCAGCCCCTGTTCCCACTGCACATTCACGACCTGCTCGAGCTGCTCCGGCACGATCGACGGGCGTGCCCGGTAGATCGTCGGGCACACCGGCGGATCGGCCTGCAGCGCTTCCATCACCGCGCCGACGATGCCGGAGAATGCCGTCGTCACTGGACACACTCCACGGTAAGAGTGGTCAGGCCGGTACCATCGGGAGCCGGGTTCACGATCGCATACGGCACGCCATCGATCTGGATGACGTCATCCGCCGCATTGGCCGGTACGGCATTTGAGGCGACCACCACGGTCGGGCTGGTGTCCGCCGCTCCGTGCCCCAGGTTGGCGACACTTGATGGATTCCTGAAGATTCCGGGTACCTTCACGCCGCCGATCAGCACCTCAGCGTTCGCCAGCGTGGCGAGCACGCTGGCGTTGGTCTGGGCCTGAAGAAGAGCGAAGGACACGACGGGCCGATCAGCGAACAGCGCCGTCCAGGAACACGCGCGCAGTGCTATCGCTGCCGCCCTTGGCCGCCGTCAGCGCGCCGACCAGCTGGTTGCCGGTCGCGGTAGTCGTGATGCGGCGGTTGGTGTTGTCCCAGTAGACCTTGGTGCCGGCAGGGCCGGTGTCGGCTACGTTGGCGGTGATGTCGAACACGCCTTCGGGCACGATATCGACGTTGGCGCCGTTGGTGGCGTCGCAGCCGGCCACGCCGAACAGCGAGCCGACCAGCACGCCCTGCCCGCTGGTAACGGCGTACGGTGCGGCGACAGTGATGACATCACCAGGTTGCACAAAATTTTTCATCCGGATTCCTTAGCTGATGGTTTTCTGGCTGGCCAGCCTGCCTGCTCTGGCCATCTTGTACAGGTCAGGCGATTAAGCGCCGGCTGCCTTGTACAGGCCGCGGTAGTCGATCGCCTTGGCGGCGAAATCGAGGCGGCACTTGTACGACAGACCGTCGACCTCGAAGCCGACGTCGGTCTCGATGACCGGGCCTTCGGCACCGTCCAGGTAGCAGTATTCGATGGTGTCCACCTGGCCGCTGTTGCTGGCCAGGTACCATGCCGTGGCACTGACACCGTCGAGCACCGGCTCGATGATCGGCTCCAGCGAGGTGCGGCCGCCAGCGCGGAATTCGTTCACGTCCGCCTGCTTCGCCGGCACGTAGTTCGAGCTGGTCAGCTGGTAGGCGGTCTGTTCCAACGATGCCGGCACGATCAGGTACGAGGGCGCCAGATTCAGCTCTTCTCCCTGCATGCCCTTTTGCACGCGCATCGCAGCGCGAGCGGCGGTCAGCGCCGAGAACTGCAGCGCGGAGCCGCCGCCGCTGCTCAAGTTTTTGTGTGCGCCGGCTTCGAACAGAGCGAGGCCATCGGACAGGTTGGCGTTGGCGGTCAGCTGGGCGTAGACCATGCGGTTTTCCAGCCGTGCGGCGCTGCCGCCGAACGCAGCGACCAGGCGATCAAAGCCGCGCAGGTCGTCGTTGATGATGGCCTGGCGCGACAGCGGCACGATGCGGCCGTAGGTCAGCACCTTGTAGTTCTCGGCGCCGTCGGACATGCTGCCGTACTTGAACTCGCCATGCTCGTTGGTCTGCAGCAGGTCGGGCGCGCCCGAGAGCTGCACCACATTGATGCTCTTGAAGTCCGGGGCATTTGGAGCGCGGCGCGCCCACATCTGGTAGGTGCCCGGATTTTCTTCGTAGGCGTTACGCAGACGCTTGTTGGCGACGTTGGCGAACAGGTTCGCGAAGTCGCTGGTGGTCATCATGCCGCCCGAACGATGCTGCAGCATACGGGTTGCCAGGGTCAGGCGGTCCATGCCACGCGTGTTGACGCCGCCGGCTTCCAGCAGGTCACGGCCCAGTTCCAGCATGCTGAAGCCGCGGTACTGGCGACCGTTGTCGCTCAGCTTGCTGCGTGCGTCGACGCGATGCAGGATCGCCTCGGCGATGCCGTCCAGGCGGGTTTGGTGCTCGTCCGAGACGGTCTCGATACGCACGTTGCGGTTGCCGCCGCCGGACGCGTCCAGCCGGGCCCGTTCGTCCAGGATCGCGGCGCGCGTCTGGTCGAGGGTGCTTTGATTGCGGATGAGGCCAGCAGCCAGGTTGCCAACGTTGTGGCGGGCGCACAGTTCGGTGATGTCGGCGGCGCGGATGGCGGCTTCCTGCGCGGCTTGGGCGGCAACGTCGTTGGCGACCGGCGCCGGGGCCGGGGCAGCTGGGGCGCCGCGGGCGGGATCGTTGGGCGCATTGTTCGGTGCGCCCGGCTGGGTACCTTCTTTCGACATAGGGGATTCCTGTGAGAGTTGATGGGCGGGCGCCCGGGTGATGAATTCGCATGGGTGGCCGCCCTGGGGCGCGCCGCGCGTACTAGCGTCAGCGTCGGCGGGGACGGTCACGAAACTGATTTCGTTCGGCTGCCAGGAGACGGCGCGGTACAGCGGCACGTTGACGCCGTCGGTGCGGTCGATTGCGCGCGTGATCTCGTACTTGTTGACGCGATAGCCGAAGCTGATCGAGCGGATCACACCGGCCTTGATATCGTTGACAATGCCGGCCATCTCGGGGCGCGTCGACAGGCGGAGCGTGGCGCTTCCTTCGCCGTTCTCGATGCTGCCGCGCACGGCGATGCCGATGATCGCGTTGACGCCGCCGTAGACCTGGTGGTTGTCCAGCACCTGCACGGTGCCGGCGTCGAAGCGCGACATGTCGCAGGCTTCAGGGGTGACGACCAGCTCCTCGTCGTACGGAGTGTCGTTCCACCAGTCGTAGCGGCGCACGCTGACGCCAGTGGTCCAGACGACGTCGATGCTGTTGTCGGCTTCATTGAAGGTGGTCGGCACCAACGTCGCTGCCCGGTTCAGCGCCGGCATGCTGGGGGTACCGTCTTTGGGAGCGGGCGCAGTGCGCGCAGTGGATGGCGTTGTCATGCTCGCCATTCTGCGGATTGCTTTGTCTCAATTCTATAAAAGTTGAGACGATTTATCGGCGGAAAGGACAGGTTTCTTGATCGCCCGTGCATTTATGCTCTGCCCATACCGCGCACCGTCCGGGCCGGCGCCATAATCGCGCGTGGATCCGTTCACCGTCTGCTATCGACTGGATGATTTCCGAGCACTTTATAGCTTTAGCCTTTTCGCTTCCTTTCGCCCCATCTTCCATCTGGGCCGGGGTAGCGCTGGTACTCTCCGCCGCTGCGGCTGCAAAATGAGCCTTTACGGCTGGCAACTCGGCTACATTGAACACGCCCGCCGCGCCGGCGCATGCCTCCGTTTGCAGACTTGGCTCGACTGGCGGCTCTTTCGCCGCTGCTGCGGTACGCTCGAACTGCTCACGCACCGCAGGAAGATCTGCAACGTTGATCATCAGGGATCAACCTTGTTGAACCAGGTTGTCTTGTCGAAGCGCTCGCCATTCACGCAACGCGCGCGCGCAACCCATTTCCAATCCTCTGGAGGAGTTCCTTCGACTCCGCCAAGGAAGGCGACGACGTAAGACTTCTGGACGCCCCCGATCGTGACGGTCTGGATCTCTGGCTCTTCCAGCTGGCTTACGCCGGAGAGGACCGAGACAACACTCGCCGCGGTTGTGTTCCGATCCAACAGCTCCTGGGTGATGTCAGCCACATAGTGGCTTTCCTCGTCGGGGTCACGATCGCAAACCCATTTGTCGCCGATTT